ATTTAAGAAAGTGAAAAGACGAGGTGGTAGACCTTTCAAAAGCCATTTCGATACATATTTCAAAATGCGGTGGCAGTGGGCGCCTCCAGGCGCGTACCACTCACAGTACAAAGAAGACCAACAGTACGTATCGCATGACCCTATGCTTAAAAATAAATTATATGCCTGTTGTGCTATGCCACAAAGGGATTTGGAGTATTTCACGAACAGAGTGCCTCAGATAGTAGCGCGAGCGTCTACTAAATATGAATGGGGCAAACAAAGGGCGATATATAGTGTAGACAATACCAATTTTATATTATCAAGTTTCGCGATGAATGGGTGTGAAGAGGCCCTTGCTACTATAGTTCCTATAGCCCAAGAAGCAGAGGCGACCAGAGTCGGAGCAACTGTGCGTGAAGTGCTTAAAAATGGGGTGCCTTACTGTTTTGACTTTGAGGACTTCAACGCCCAACACTCTACTAACGCAATGCAGCAAGTACTGAAAGCGTATGGAAAAGTTTTTGAAGCAGATCTTTCATCACAACAGCTTGAGGCGCTTGGGTGGGTCGCAAAGTCTCTCGACGATGTCGTCATACAAGATAGATATAATGGTAGTTATAGAGCGCAAGGTACGTTACTTTCCGGGTGGAGGCTTACTACCTTTATGAACACTGTGTTAAATGTGATATATACACAGGTGATGACAGAACAGGAACCTTTCCCCACAACACATAGTGGTGATGACATCCTCGGAGCAGTTACTACTCTAAAGCAAACGCAAAATATTGAAAAGAATGCACAAATCTACAACATTAGATTCCAAAGTTCTAAATGTTATTTAGGGTCAATTGCTGAATTTCTGAGAGTTGATCACAATGTAGGAGACGGGAGTCAGTACTTAGCGCGGTCAATCGCCACACTAGTGCATGGGCCGACGGAGATGGCGGTCCCTAATGATCCGCTCGCAATATTTAAAGCAATAGCTACGCGGAAACAAGAGGCGTTGAAACGTGGTTTTAGACGTGATATATTAGAGACAGTAATTAACAGTCAATACAGATACACTGAAAGGAAATGGTCACTGCAAAGGAATACAGGTAATATATACGAGCTAACGCACGTCTCTAAAGGTGGGTGTGCTAGCGAACCAACTAATGAATCATTGGCTTACAATATTAGAAGAGTGAAGATTAAGAAACCACCTGACAAACACCATGAGGAGGAGCAGGTCCTCCCAGGTATGTATGACTTTGCAGAATGGATCACAACAAAATATGGGTTGGAAACTTACCTTGAACAAGTTTTAGACAGTACTAAACAGGCTGTGTACGATAGAGC